ATATAGGTTCATGGCCAGACTTAACAACTTCCAGAAAACTGAGGACATCAAAAAGGAACGCCAACGCTTCAACGATGCCAACTTCAAGGCTGAGGAAGGTAACGGTAACGGTGGTTTGCTGTTATTTCCGAACACGTACGCAGACATAAAGCAGATCGAACAGGATGCTTATACAGTACCTGAAGCTGAGCTGAATGAGATCCGTACGAATGTGTATAACTATTTTGCGGTTAATGAGGACATTCTGCAGTCAAAGGCTTTCGGTGATGCCTGGTCTGCTTTCTACGAGTCTGTCGTGGAGCCGTTTGCGATCCAGTTCAGCGAGACCATGACACAGGCGATGTTTAGCGACCGTGAGAGAGCTCAGGGATCCCTGCTGATGGCGACATCGAACAGGCTCCAGTACATGACGACAAAAGAAAAGCTGGACGTATCGTCTGCGATGTTTGACCGAGGGGTATGGAACAGGGACGACGTGAGGGACGTGTGGAACATGGCGCCACTTCCTGATGGACAAGGCCAGGCATACATCATCAGAGGCGAGTATATAACAATCAGCGAAGACGGTTCCTTCACAAGGGAAGGCACCGATCAGACAGGAGGAGAAGCTAATGCCGATCAAGAATGATAGAGAGTATAGAAATTTGGGAGCGTTTGATGCTTCCGGTGATTACATCGTCGAAGGCTATGCATCGACATTCGAGCCATATGAGATGATGGAGATCGACGGAGTCAAATATTACGAACAGATAGACCGCCATGCATTTGACGAGGCGGATATGACGGACGTGGTCTTTCTCAGAGACCACACAGGGCGCGTTTTAGCGCGTACTAAAAACAATTCGGTGGAATTGTCGATTGACGATCACGGATTGCACCAGCGCACGAATCTGGGGCTCACAGAGGCATCCAGACAAATGCATGAAGACATCAAAGTAGGAAACTACAGCCAGATGTCTTTTTCTTTTATTGTTGCCGAAGACCATTTCGATCGGGAAACACGGACGCGTGTAGTTGATCGAGTCGCAAAGGTCTTTGACATATCAGCAGTCAGCTTCCCGGCAAACCCGGGAACAGACATCGGCATCTCAATGCGCGACTACTTCAACGGAGTGATTGAGGCAGAGAAGGCGGAGCGACTGGAAGCACAGAAGAGAGCCAGAGAAGTCGAAAAGCTGAAGCTGAGACTCAAGTTACTGGAGGTAAATCATGGAAATTAAAGAGATGACCATGGAACAGGTCGAGGCACGTCTTGCCGAGATCAAAGCTGAAGTCGAAGGCGAAGGCGCAGACATCGAAGCGCTCAACGCTGAGGTTGACCAGCTTGTCGAAAGACAGTCCGCTATCAGAGCAGAAGCGGAAGAAAAAAGAAGTCTGCTCGATAAGGTCGCAAAAATGAAGACCACACCGATCGACAAGATCGAGGAAAAAGAGGAGAAAAAGATGGAAGAAAAAATCGAGCTCCGCAACACTCCGGAGTATATCCAGGCTTATGCCAACTACATCAAGACAAATGACATGACAGAGCTTAGAGCATTGCTGACACAGAATGGTGGCGGCGATGTTCAGGTTCCAAGCCTTGTATATGACACAATCAAAACAGCATGGGAGCGTGAAGGTGTCATGGCTCTCGTGCGTAAGGCTTACCTTAAGGGCAACCTCAGAGTCAGCTTTGAACTTTCCGCAGGTGATGCAGTAGTACATACAGAAGGTCAGGCAGTCACAGAAGAAAGCCTCACACTCGGCGTTGTACAGCTGACACCTGTTGCTATTAAGAAATGGATCTCCATTTCTGACGAAGCTCTCGATATGGCTGCAGAACCATATCTCGCATACATCTATGACGAACTTACATACAAGATCGCTAAGAAAGCGGCTGACACTGTCATCGCTAAGATCGAGGCATGCGGCACTGCATCCACAACAGGATCCGTCGCTGTTCCTGTAATCACAGCATCCACAGTCACAATCGGAACAGTTGCCGAAGCTATGGCAAACCTGTCCGACGAAGCTCAGAATCCTGTCGTTATCATGAACAAGCTGACATGGGGCGCAGTAAAGACCGCTCAGTATGCAAACAAATACGCTGTCGATCCGTTCGAAGGTCTGAAAGTAGTATTTAACAACAGCATCAAGGCATTCTCTGCCGCATCCACAGGCGACACATACATGATCGTCGGAGACCTGGGACATGGCGCACTCGCTAACTTCCCGAACGGCGACGAAATCACAGTCAAGAGAGACGACTACACACTGGCAACATCTGACCTCGTCAGATTTATCGGCCGTGAGTATGTCGGCATCGGCATCGTAGCACCAAAAGCATTCGTCAAAGTAACGAAATAAGCTATCAGAAAGGAAAAGACATGAGCACACTGATACTTATTCCCTCAATGGACACGGTTCCGATCCAGTTCGCGCAAAGCCTCGCGATGCTGAACAAAACCGACGACTGCGCTGTCGCAATCAAGACCGGATCACTGGTATATATTGCGAGGAACGAGCTGGCTAAACTTTCGATCAAGATGGGAGCGGACTATGTGCTCTGGCTTGACTCTGATATGACTTTTGAACCGGACACGCTGACGAGGCTGATCCAGACAATGGAGGAAGAACAGGCTCCGATCGTGTCCGGCATTTATTACAGACGTGTTCCGCCGTATCACCCTGTCGCTTTCTTAAAGCTGGATCTGAGTGGCGACCGGGCGATCACGGAAGAACTCACAGACATTCCGGACAAGCCTTTCAAGGTTGACGGAGTGGGATTCGGGTGTGTGTTAATGCGCACCGACGTGCTTGTCAGCGTGATGGCTAAATTTGGCGATCCGTTCTTTCCTATGCCAAACGCAGGGGAGGACATTGCATTTTGCTGGAGAGCCAAGCAGTGCGGATATGACGTTGTGATCGATCCAAGGATCGAATGCGGTCATGTCGGCCATTATGTCGTGACAAGGGATTTGTATGAGGCCTGCAATGGCCAGGGAGGCAGGAAATGAGCGAAATCAGTACAGAAGAGATGGAGACGGCACTCGGCAAAGTAAAAGTCGCCATGAGGCGCGCAGGGATTAATGCCGGACTGGATACAGAAATCAAAGATCTTATTGAGACGTGCATGGCTGATCTGGGCATTGCCGGAGTAGATGGCGCAAATGCAATCATTACGGATCCGCTGATCCGGCTCGCATATATCACATTCTGCAAGCTCCACGATGGCGAACCGGACGATTATGACCGTCTAAAGCGTTCATATGACGAACAGAAGGCTCAGCTCTCCATGGCAAGCGGATATACGACCTGGGGGTGAGCATTATGGATCGGTCAAGTATCGCATATCTCGTCTCAAAGGACTGGCTCCAGGATGAGTACGGCATCCAGCACGAGCTGACTTCTGAGCACGAGATTTATGTCCAGGTCGATTCCGTTACATATTCAGAGTTCTTCGAAGGCGGGAGAAACGGACTGAATCCGGAACTCAGGTTCACGGCATTCCGTTACGATTACAACGGCGAGGACGAGATCAAATACAACGGCAAGTATTACCGGATCTACAGGACATACTTCGGCAGAGACGACACGATAGAGCTTTATGCCGAACGGAGGAAAGGCAATGCCGACGATAAAGCCGGCTGATTTCCAGTCAGCAGTCATGGAAATGCTTGATGAGTACGGTGACGAAGTAATCGAAGCGAATGAAACGGCAATCCGTAAAGTTGCCAAACAGGCAACGAAAGAGCTGAAAAAGTCGGGCGATTTCGGAGGATCCGGAAAGTACCGTAGCGGAATCGGAAACGAGATCACAAAGACACGCATCTCGGTCGAAGCCGTCATCGGTGCCAAAAAGAATCCAGGGCTCACGCATCTCCTTGAGTTTGGTCATGCCAAGCAGAACGGCGGTCGGACAAAAGGTTTCAACTTCGTGGCACCGGTCAACGACAAAATAGAAGGCAAGTATATGGAAGAAATGGAGGAACTTCTGAAATGAAAATGAAAGATATTACTGACATGTTGGCTAGCACCGGCTATCCGGTTGTATATCTTGCATGGCGGGAAACTGAAGTCCCTGAGCTTCCGTATATTTGTTACTACTATCCAAACATGACACCGGAGACAGCAGACAACACGCATTATGCGCAGTTTTATTCGTTAAACGTTGAATTGTATACAAAAAACAAGAATTTCGAAGTCGAATCAGCAGTAGAGGCCAAACTATTAAATTCCGGG